CAAAGAGCGGCGCCAACATCCGGCCGTTACAGATCATCTACGAATCGGCGATACGGTCGACCAGACTACCCGCGCGCAACAACTCGCAGAACGAGACGATCTCCGCAGCGATGAAACGTAACCTGGAACCGAACCGCATCCAACTCCCGGGCGTCGACGAGTTTATGGTGCCGGAGGTCGTTAACCATTTTCTCAACACCTTCGGTAACCACAATTGGCCGTCCTTACTCGAGCGGTTTCGCCGAGAAGCTATCCGTCCCGCGCACGCCGCGACTAACGCGTGGGTCGGCAACCTCGATGCCACCAAACTTCTCGCTCTGATTAACAAAGAGATCAAAGCCTTACCGGACATGCGGCCCGACGAATTCGACATCACGGTTAAACGCGAACCGAAAGCCAACGTCGACAAGAAGGCATTCACCACTGTGCAAAAACTTCAGGTCATCAGCGCCCATGCACCTGAGATTAACGCGCTCTTCTCGCCGATGTTCCGCGAACTCTTTGAACGACTGCGTCTTCTCCTTCGACCCGAAATATGCGTAAACTCCACCCACACACGCGACGAAGCCGAGTCGTTCATCAATCATCACTATGTCGAGATCGGGACGTCCATGATCGAGCTCGACTTCTCGTCCTTCGACAAGACCCAGCTGAAACGCGCCCACCTACTGAAGATGGCCATGTACCGGCTACTAGGTCTTGATGACACCTACGCAGAGCTATGGGACGTCTGTCACCAGGTGACAATTAATCGGGCACGACAAGCCGGCATCTCCTATATAACCGAATTCCAGCAAAAGAGCGGCGATGCCACCACCACGCTCGGCAACACACTGATCACACTGCTAACGTGTAGCTACATCTTTCGTGATCGTCATATACCCTTTTTCTTCGCCCTTGGTGACGACTCCCTTATCCGCATCTACGGTCCCGCCGCCACCACCACCGATGCCGTATTGTTTGGGTTGACGTTTAACATCGAGGCGAAGTTAATTACCGCCGATCACGGCTACTTCTGCGGGCACTTCCTCGTTCCGCACGACGGGTCTTATCTCCTCTTGCCCGACCCTTTAAAACGCATCGACAAACTCGCGACCTTCGACATAACCGACGAGGAGAAGATCCGAGAAAACTTCGCGTCGTTTCGCGATCAGTGCTCACGACTTTGTAACGACTCCGTCAACCGGGCTCTGTCTCGGATGGTCGCGAACCGTTACCACACAACGCACGACTACACAAACGCCATCTCCACCCTGGGCACACTAGCCACCGATTACTATCTCTACCGAAAGATCTTCCGCCGCGTCGCCGACTGGTCGAAACACGACGCCATCTATGTCCTTCGGAATTACTACCAGTCCCCCGGCGCCAACGGTGTCATTTTTAGCACCGACCGCACTGCCGATACCGTCGTCGTCACGTCCCTGCACCAATTACTCGACAGCGCAGCCATTGGGCTGTCCGTCGAAGTGCCGTGG